GTTTGGGTAATTTTCACCAATATAAGGTGTTACTTTCCATTCCGAATTAATAGATAATGCTTGTGCAATATCACCATCAATTCTTTCACCTTTTCTATCACTATTAAAAAACTGTATAATCCCTTTACCTTCTGCATTACCACCACTTGGGTTTCCTATTGGGAACATTTGGTCAATAACTGAAGCGTTTAATAGTCTTGATATGAAAGCCATTTGTATCAAATCAGAATTATCTTGATATGATGTTGATTTAATTTGATCAGCTAAATAACCATTAAAATCGGAATTACTACAAATTTGACTAATAAATTTATCTCTTGGTCCTAAATCCATTATTGTTGTTGGGAACTGTATTCTTCTAGTATTATACCCTAGTCCAGGATAATCATTAACTAAACCACTAGGCCAAAATGAACTAACTGGTGGTGAGTCAACACCGATAAAATTTTGTGTACTTTCATTCCAAGGTGATGACCTATAATAGAAACCATTTGTTAATTCATTAAATATTATTGTATCTTTACAATATTTGTAAATTGGTTCATCTGGTTGTGATAAACTATATTGTGTTGATTTATTAAATGAAAACATATATAAAACACCGTTTATCCAATTGTTTTGGAATGTTTGTGAAAAAATCCCTCTACAAGCAGCAAATGTTACGGTAAATCTAGTTTTCCATTCTAAAAATAATTTAGCATCATCACTATACGCATCACGTATTAAGAAATAATGTTTATCATTATCACTACTATCTTTATTTAATAAACAATAACAACCTCTAACAACTCTATCATCTGGTACTTCACAATTAGTATCAATTGTTAAATTTGTACCAGATCCATTATAACATTGTAAAGATTTCATATTTTCACAACCAAGTGTTGATGTTAAACTTTGTACAAATTCTGTTTCATCAAAAACGGTTTGTCCGGCACTTGGGTCTGGTGCAACACCAATTGTTGGTGATTGTTGTGTAGTTTCATTATAGAATTGGAAGTTTGTATTTTGATGAAGTCCGTAACTAGTATGTGTACTATTTTCTTGTACATTTGTTGATGTTGGTATTCTATCACTTCGCATAACAAGATATTGTGTTGATCCTATTGTTTGGTCAACAGTATATGTAATTGGTGTTGGTGAGTACCTATAATAAGCTGGTGAATATACTGCGTATTTAGTTAATGAACTTGAGTATCTATCAGGATTATTAGGAAATGGTTGTGTCATTAAGTTATATGTTAATCCAGCGGGATCATTTGATGCAGTAAATGAACCACCGGCAAAATAATAATTTATTGTTGATTGTGATTGTGTTAAATGATATGGTGTGTAAGTTGAGTTATAAATTGTTGGTAATAAAAACCCTCTACCAACTGATGTACCATTAATAGTATCTTGTACCGGTGAAAAATATCCAATATTATTAAATCCAGGTGCTGGAGTATATGATGTTGCGATACTTTCATCTGAACATAAATAATAATAAGGTAGTGTTGATGTAAAACCTGTAAATTCATTACAAGTAACACCACTAACAGTATATGTTTCAGAAATTCTAAAATTATATGGTTCAAAATATAAATCTTGTGCTGAATCATTTTGTGATATTAAATGTGATTTTGGTTTAACCCCATTTGTATAACCTTGTATTGGTACATTTAAATAATAATCACCAATAACATTTGGTCCAGTACCAAATGATTTACCAAAAATTCTTGATAAATCATATTTATTTACTTGTTTTGGTGAGTGTGGGTCAACACCTCTAACAACTACTAAAATTTCAAAATTACCGTTTTGATTAATTTTTTCAATAACATTTTGTGTTGTATTATATGAATATGGATTAGTTGGTGGTGTTAGTACGAGGTTACAATTATTTTGATACACAAATGTTGCGTCGTGTTGTAAATATTTAAAAGGAAAATCATTTACATTTGTAAAATCAGCTAAACCAACAAATTGACTATACGTGTAACCAGTAATTAACTGAAAGTACTCTAAATCAATGTTATATTTTAAATAGGTTTCTGTATTTCCGGTGTGATTTAATTGATATGAAACTTGTTGATTACTAAATTCTGTTTGTGCAAAATCAACATTTACTGTTGTTGTACCAGTAGTTGTTGTACCAGTAACAGCTTCATTACCAAATTGGTTACTTGAAAAATTAACACCATTATGAAATGTCGCTCCGGTTAAATTTTGATTACATTGTGATATTTTACCATCTTGGAATGTAAATGGTTCACCAATACCAATTTGTTGTATTGTTCCTGATTTTGCTAGAATTACTAATACTTGATCTTGATGTTTTGTTGGTTGATTTTGTGGATAATTAAATGTTGATTCAATTTTATTCACACCATCAAAATATTTTTTTCTTAGATTAAATTCATTTAATTTTTGTGAATAAGTTTCGGTATATGGTTTAGCAAAAAATCTATACCCAGTTGATCCATCTTTTTGTGCTGATAATAAAAACTGATTTGGTGCGTGTAAATATTCACTACCTGGTATTCCAGTAAAATCATTATTTGCATCCAAAGATTCACTGCCACTCAAAAGTCTTTGATAACCTAATGCTGCAGCTGTTAAAACACCAGAGTTAATCCATTGTTCACCAATTGAATAACCTAAAGACTTGTGACCACAATATATTGAATTCCAATTGTCAAAAGGAAATATTGGTGGTAAATTACAGTTGTTTATTGTGGCAGTCCCACAAGTTAACCCATTATAATAAAACGGACCACTTATTGGTGTTGTTTGGTCGTCAGGTTGTGAAATATTAGGGTGTTCATCACTATATGATATTGGTAAATTAATTGGTGCAATAAATGAATTATCTGTTATTAGAGATTGTGGAGTACCAGCTGGTGGTGTTGTACCTTCTACTTGAGATTGTGCATCAGTAATACCTTGATTTACACTAGTTTCTGAAATACTATTTGCATCAGAATAATCAGCATTTCCACAGTCACATTCACATGTTGTACAATCAGGATACGATAACATTGGTAAACCAATCCTTGGGAAATTATCTATTTTTATTAAATAGATTAATGTAAAAGCAATAAATGCAATCCCGGCCGCAACATAAAATAAAACGGCTATTGCTTGTTTTATAATCTGTAAAATTGTTGCAACACTGACTATTGGGCCCGCAAAGTTAAAATTTGTTAATGAAGAAATATAATAATAAAGGTCAATTCCATTATCAACACCAACATAAACCAAATAAACACCCAAGAAAACTAGAAGATATTTTAATACTGGCCAAATAAATGATATTAAATGAGCAATAAATAATAAAACTAATATTGGGAATGTTAATATTGTTAAAAGTAGGTTAAATATAAAAAACAAGAAATCAAAATTCCTTATAGCATCATTTACTGGAAATGTATTTACTTCAGATTTACAGGCTCTATTATCAATTTCTTTTATACCTAAATGTTTTGCACGACCAAGTCCTTTCTTTTACCTATCAAGGAACATAGCTGTTGTATAAACTTTATTATAATGAAATTCATAGAAACTATCTTCACAATTTATTGCCGATTGTGGATCCGCATAATCGTCCCAATCCAAACTAAATGAATATGATTTTAATACATCAAGATATGCTTGGTTATAATATTTAAATTCAACCGTTGCTGGTTGATTTGGGTCTGAAAATAATGGTGTTACTTGTACAAAATCATTTGGTGTTTGTGTTGATATTATTTGAATGTCTCCATAATATGGTGTCCAAGGTCCAGATAATGATGGTCCAGTTGATACATTAAAGCTAGCAACATTTGTGGTATTGTCAAAAACAAGACCACTATTACCTAAAGGTCCAAAAACCGCGGATATTGGTCCGCCTGGTATTGAGAATGTTACTGGGTTTGGTGTTGTTCCAACTCCAGTATAAGTAATTGTAGATGGTTGTGTTGGGTCTATTGGTACAATTGTAACTAATATTGTGTTAATATTTGTCAAACCAGTAATACTAATATTTGGGTCACCAATATATGGTGTAAAATTACTAAGTGGTCCAATAGTTGGCGCTATTGAAACAGTAAAACTAGATACGTTTGTTAATACCGGATTTATTAAACTACCTGGGCCATTTACAATAACACTATCAGTAGTTACTAGTGGTTGTACGGTACCAGTTAATATTTGTACGGTTCCTGTTTTAAATGGATCATTAGAATATGAAGAACTAGCCCAACCGTGTTCTTTTATATTTGGTACTAAATAATTTGCTCTTTGGAAATTATTTTTTAAACCTTCCTCATTTTCCCACTTAAATTTGAATCTGTATCTTGCTTTTGTTGGTATACCAATTTTTGGGTCATTAGATATTGCTTGTTCACCAAATTCATTTGTATAAACATAATCTAAATTCATTGGTAGATTAACTAAATATGAACCGTCGCCATCAATAACTTTACCACCAGAAGGTAATTTAAATTCTTCTAATATTGGGAAACCTAAAGCATCGGTGTTTATAGTTTGTCTAATTGATAATATTTGTCCCGGTCCAGATGTTAATTCACATAAATTACCAGTATTGTTTTTTGGTGTACAACTTGGTCTTATAGCGTCATCATTTGTTGTTGATATAATTGACCCCATAAAAACAGCTTTAGGTTCAACACTAATATTTGCTTCTGATGTTAAATCAAAATCAACTCTTGTTATTCCTAATTGACAAACATCGGTGTCACCCCATAATGGTGAGATGTCAATAATTTTATTTAAAGTTTTAATTTGTGCTAATTCATTTAAATTTGTTGATGTTTTAAATGTATTACCATCAAACTGACCTTCACTAGCTTGACCGGTTTGTATTAAATCTTGTGGTGTTAAAGAGAAACAACCCATATCTGATAAGTCAACATCTAAAAATACTGTTTGAGTACCTAGTGGAACCCCAAATATCATATAATCACCACTATCATTTGTTCTTGTTGTATACTTATAATACTTGTCATAGACTTCAATATATGATTGGTCAAGCAATGTTTCGGCTTTTGTTGGAAATGTTCCAGTTGCAGCGTGTCCTTCGTATGATGGTTCTTTTGGTAATAAATTATATCTATACCCATCTTCATCAACTTCAGATAAACTAGTATATGGGTATAAATCAGTAATTACTGGATTATTTGAATCTTCGTCAGATAATGGTATAAAAACAGAAATTCTTGCATTTGGTAATCCAAAACCACCATTAACAAAAACTCTTCCAACTACAACACCATAATCAGAACACTGTCTACTATAAACCTCACTTTGTAAAATTTTTAAAGAAAGTATATTAATTTGGTCAAAGTCTTGATCCAAAGTAACTTTAAGTGATTTGTCAACCCCAACTTGGGTTCTTATTCTATATGATTTTGGCATTAAATTTCTTGTTTTTTCATAAATAGTTTATTTCCTATTTTAGAAAAATAATCTTAATTATAAAAAAGTAAAAGAAACAAAAAACCCACCATATAGGTGGGTTATGTATATTTTATAAATAAACTAAAATTCATCTTCAGATGTTAGTTCTCCTTTAAGTCTTTCAAGATCTTCAATTAATCTGTCTATTGATTCCACATCTTGTCTACATTTGATAGATAAAATATCACCGGCATAATCATCTTTATCTGTACCTATTACATAACCAGCACCACTCCTCATTATTTTATAATTACTTTTTTTACCCCCAAATAACCCCTCGTCTATTGGTTTTTCATTTTCATTAACAATTCGTCTAATAATTCTTGTTAAATCTGATTCCGTAAGTTTTATAACTTTTTTCATAATTTTTTAATTATAAATACTTTCTTATTAAGAAAAATTAATACCCTTAAAGTTTAGAACTCTAACATTAATATCTTTGTTTGGGAATCTAATTTGATACATTTGGGTTGGTTCCGCAAAAATAGTATCAGCAATTAATTCAATTTGTTTTGTTGTTGGGTCGGAATATCTTTGTGATGTTTGTGATGACGAATATTGACCACCAACTTTATTAAAAAACTGGATATCTGAAATACTAATAACACCCTCAATATTTTGAATTCTTTTTCTAATTTCAGAAACATATATGTTATCACCCATTTGTTTATTTGATGGTGAAAAATATTGTGTAATAATATCAATCACTTGTGTTACTATTGAACCTTGATTTTGACTAGCGTCTAAAACAACGTCAACATTAGTTGCTAAGTCAATTACATTCGCACTTTCAACTGAAATATAATCATTTATCATTCGGTAATTTGATAAATAATTTGCAATATTTTGTTTTAGTGTATTTGAAGTGACTTCAGTTAACTTACCATCGCTATCATATGAAAGTAATTTAATCTTAATTTTATTATTTTCTTCTGTTATTGTTACTTTTGCCGGTGCACCAAATTGTGAAGGCATTGTTCTAATAATAGATTCATAATCATTTATTGTTACAGCCCTATTCTGTGCTGAAAAATTAAATGTTACCATTTGTCTTACTTCCTCTGTTGACGGATTGTTCGCACCGCCAATTGCTGCTGTTACGTTATTAACATTTAATGAATTAATAACACTTCTATTTGTATTTTCAGATGGTCCGTTAACAGAAAATAAAGCGTTTGAGATTTGGTTAATTACATTAACACCTAAGTTTGATTGCGAACCACCACCAACTCGGTATTGTACAAACATTGTTGAGTTTGGTTTTAATGTGCTACCTAATGTTAATGTATTTGTATATTTATTTAAATCAAATGCTAACCCATCTCTAGCAAATTCTCTTAATTGGTCCTCGGCCGATGTATTACCACCACCAAATGTCATTTTAAAGAAACCTTCAGGTGTATATTCTGTAATAAATTTATTGGTTGTTGACACATATTTACCAACTTTAACACCTGGATTGTCAGATGTCTTTGTTGGGTCTTCAATAAAAACCCTATCTTCCATTAAAGCTTTTACTTCATACCATCTATTATTTTGTGATAAAAATTCTTGTGGTTGTGGTATTGTAACATATTGTGTTCCTTCTTTTATTAAAACACTCGTTACACCTAAAACATTTTTTTCCGGTAAAAATAATTCAAAAAATGGTCTAACATCATTTGGTGTTATAACTCTTTTAAAAACTTTTGTAATACCATTAACAACAACTTCTCTTTTTGTTATTGTATAATTTAATAACTTACCGGTTGAGTCAAAGTTAGGAACTTTAAGTCTATTTGGGAATCCTTCAGCGTTTACCGCAGAAGAAAAGTCAATATCATATACCGTTTCAAATGGTTGTCCGGCTCCAGCTATTTGGGATCCTCTTCTTAAGATACCACAATATCTTAAATCTTCTTTATCACCAGAAGCAGGTACTGTGATTGAGAAGTCAACTAGTGCAACTGACGGTCTTTGTCCTGGAACTTTTAAACCGTATGTTCTTGCAATATTAAATACTGAAGATCTTTGTTGTGCATATTGTAATACAGTTTCTTGGATACTTCTATCTATATGAAATTGTAGATTATCTGTCACTGCGGCGTTTAAATCCAACAACACGGAAAAAATACCGGCATCATTAAAATTTTGGACTAATTCCGGATAATACAATCTTGTAAAATTAATAAGTTCGGTTCTTATCCCTTGGAAATCCCTAGTTGTGTATGATATTTTTTTATCTGCCATAATTATACGTTTAATATTACAAAATCGCTAGATTCAAAAGCTGATGATGTTATTTTATAGTCAATTTTTATTCTAGCGGTATATTCTTTTTGTGCTAGTCCTGGTACTCTATATTCTCTTTTACCTTCACTATTAACATATGTTGCTCCTGGTTCTTCTAAATCAGCTGTTGCTTCTTTAATATCAATATTTGTAATAAGAATACCCGGCATATATTTACTAACACTTTCTTTAATTTCAGACTCAATATCACTAAATGTTGGTCCATCTAGTGGTTCAAAAATAAATTCATATAGTCTTGAACCAAAATCCGGTAAAAAATATCTAGTACCTCTTCTTGTCAATAATAGATGAATTAAATTACTACGAATTTCTTCATCGGTAGTTTGTGTTGTACCTAAATATTTTCCTTGAGCTGATTGTTCAAATGGAAATGTTATACCGTATGTTGTTCCAAAAGCCATATTGAATAAATATAAGACATACTATTTTTGAATAAACAATTATGTGTTTTTATGTTAGTCTAAATCACTTTCATACTTTTCAAAAAACGCTTTTGGTATTTCTTTGTGTGGTAATTTTGTTTTTGTTAATACACCACTTTTTTCCATAGTGGCTAAATTTCTTTGTATTGACGGATAACCACTCCAATTTGAACTATTTGATAAAGAATGTACATTTTTTGGTAGACTGTTAACAACTCTTGGTGATGTTGGGTCTATAAGACCGATAAAACTATACTTACTTGGATTACTTTCAATTTCTTTCCAAACTAATCTACCACCCGCTGAAAAACCCATAATTTTAGTAACATTATTATCTCTTTTTAAATTTTCTAATTTTTGAGAATCATTATAATTAATAAATTCAACATTGTCTGTTGATAATCCAACTTTTTTCCACTCACCACGCATCCAATCTTTAGTTGCATAACTTATACCACCAATAACAACAGTTAAACCGTCTTTACTTTTTGTTTCCTTATCTTTTTTCTCTTCTTTATCTTTTTTCTCTTCTTTATTCTTATCTAATTCTTTTTCAACATCTTTTTTAATTGTTTCAATTTTTTTACTAACATCACTTTTACTTGGTGGTGTATCAACAGTTTCTTTTTCATCAAAATCAATTCCGGTAACATCTTTAAAAATATCTTTAACTTTTTGTACTGGTGCTGAATTTTTAATAGCATCAAGTACATCATTATACCAAGCTTCTTCAATTGTTTGTTTTTCTATAAGTCTCTTTAATTGACTTTCTGTGATTTTTATTTTCATATCTATTTTTTTATTAATCAATCATACCATCAATTTCTTGACCTATTTTATTATATATTGGGTAATTTCCGTGTAAATCACCATTACAACATTTTTGAGCATCGCCAATAGGTGTTGTTACAGAAACACCTAATTCTTTAAATCTTTTATAATAATTATCTACTGTTTCCTTTGAAACATTGATTAGTTTTTTAGATCCACTACCTATATTCCACCCACCTGGTACAACAATAATTTTTGCATTTGGGAATTTTTCCTTAATGGAACTTATCAAACCACTAACATTATCTTTTGATGAATAACTAGAATTAGTACCAGTACTAATTACTACAGTTTCAACTGATTTTTTTTCTGGGAAAGCCTCTACAGCGTCTTTTAACCAACTTAAAGTTGTGCCGCCTTGCCATAAATATTTTTTTTCATTAGGATTACCAAATGTGTTTTTTGTTGAAATTCTTTTTGCTTTTGAACTTGCATTATCGATAAATGTACATAATGAATCACCTATTATAATGTGTTTTGGGAAATCAGAATCTTCTTTATCGTTTTTAGGTTTGTCTACCTTTTCTTTTTTTGGTTCTTTTTCCAATTCTTTTTCTACATCCTTTTTAATTTTTTCTATTTCAGATTTTTTCGGTTCTTCAATTTCAACTTTATCTGGGTCATCACCTATAAATTTATCAATTAAATCTTTAACTTTTTGTACTGGTGCCGAATTTTTAATCATATCAATAATGTCATTATACCAAGCTTCCTCGATTGTTTTTTTTTCGATTAATCTTTTTAACTGACTTTCTGTGATTTTTATTTTCATATATAATAAATATGATTGGATAAAAAAAAAATCCCTACTTTCGTAAGGATTCTTTTAAGTTCGTACTACCCTTTTCATATAAGGGTTCATATGGACAATGCTTACATTTTGATCCACAACATTTGCCCCTCTTTATATGATAAGATTCAGACATTACAATATTTCCAAATTTATCTTTATAAAAATCTGGTTCTGGAGTTTTTTTTGTTGTCTCCTGAACATATAGTTGTTGTATCCAATCTTTTGATGCGTTTACCGTCATTTTAATTTTGTTTTCTTTGGTTATAAAACGCTAACAATACTTGATATGTTAGCGTTATGTCATTACCCCAGGTTACTTTCATAATTAAACAATTTCACA